TTTTCCAATGAAGACTAGACAATCGCTTTATGCGAGAGGTGGTCGTGTTAGAGCTAAAGAGGGTGACTGGATTCAAAAGGCAACGGCATCTATTAAACGAAGAGGAACTAAAGGAGTTTGCACAGGTAAAAAATTTGGTAGCAAATCTTGCCCTCCAGGATCTAAAAGATATAACTTAGCTAAAACTTTTAGAAAGATGGCTAAAAAAAGAGGATAATTATGGCAAATACAAGTAGAGAAAATAGACTAGAAGAATTAGGCAGAGTTGATGCTGAAAGAGCACATACTCGAAGAGGCGCACGAAATCTTCGTGACGAAAAAAGAAGAATTGTAAGTGGTCTTCGAGGCGGCGGAATTGCTAAAAGAGGCAAAGGAATTGCTTTAAAAGATGGCGGATCAGCTGGTGCAGTGATGAGCGGAAAAAAAGTAGGCATACAAATAAGATAGTTTATTGAATCTAAATGGATGAATTAATTTTAATTAATAAAGTTCAGAAGAGACTCAAAGAAAATTTACACGCAATCGGTGAGGCTATGTTAACAGGAAGTGGTGTTGACAATCACGAAAAATATAAGTATTTATTAGGACAGGCTCACGCCGTGCAATTAACATTACAGGAAATCTCTAACCTGCTAAAACAGAAGGAGCAACATGACTCAGGTGGAAACATCGTCGACATTAAAAAAAGAGGTCCCAAAGCATAAACATGCTTTAGCGGACAAATACAACGAAGAATCAAAAAATTTAAAAGATCCTTTACACCCCGACAATATTACAAACGTTGACCAACTTCCTGAACCTTCAGGTTGGAGACTTTTAGTTTTACCTTTTACTCCTAAAGACAAAACTAAAGGTGGAATTATTATTGCACAAGAAACTTTAGAGAAATTAAGAATAGCAACCAATTGTGGTTATGTTTTAAAGATGGGACCTTTATGCTATTCAGAGAAGAAATTTACATCAGGACCTTGGTGTAAAAAAGGAGATTGGATTATCTTTGCTCGCTATGCGGGTTCAAGATTACCAATAGAAGGTGGGGAAGTGCGACTACTAAACGATGATGAGGTTTTAGGAACGATTAAAGATCCTGAAGCTGTTCTTCATCATATTTAACATAGGAAAGGAACTATGCCAGAAGAAGCAAAAAAAGACGATCTAATTGATGTAGGTGAAGCTAATGAAAAAGCAACTGAAATTAATTTAGATGACAAAGGTGAACCCGAAAAAACGGAAGCACCCAAGGAAGAGAAGATAGAGGTTGAAGAAGTAGCACAGCCCGAAGAAAAAAAAGAAGGTGGAGAAGTTGAGGTTAAAGAAGAAAAGAAAGAAGAGAAAAAAGAAGAGTTAGAAAAATATAGTGAAGGCGTTCAAAAACGTATTGCTAAACTAACTCGTAAAATGCGTGAAGCAGAACGTCAAAAAGAGGAAGCCGTTGTTTACGCTCAATCAGTAAAAAAAGATAAAGAAGATTTAGAAAATAAATTTTCTAGATTGGATAAATCTTACGTTTCTGAATTTGAAAGCAGAGTTAAAACGAATATGAAAGCCGCTAAACAGGCTTTAAAAACTGCTATTGAATCTCAAAACGTTGAAGGACAAGTTACTGCACAAGAGCAAATTGCAACTTTAACAATGGATGCCGCAAGACTGAATGCTTTAAAAGCAGCTGAAACTGCAAAACCTAAAGAGAAGGACGTCAACATTACGCCTCAACAAACAAGGCCACATGTAGCTCCTGATCCTATGGCAGAAGACTGGGCAACTAAGAATACTTGGTTTGGTAACAATTCTGCGATGACTTATACGGCTTTTGATATACATAAAAAGCTTGTAGAAGAAGAAGGTTTTGATCCTAAATCAACTGAATATTATAATGAAGTGGATAAAAGAATAAGACTTGAATTCCCTCATAAATTTGGTAAGATAGATGAAACTTCTACAGAAAGAGAAAAACCTTCTCAGAATGTAGCCTCAGCGAAACGTTCAGCTTTAACAGGACGCAGAAAAACTGTCAAACTCACACCTTCCCAGGTAGCAATTGCTAAAAGATTAGGTGTGCCACTTGAAGATTATGCAAAACAATTAAAAATCACGGAAGGAGTATAAGCATATGGAAAAAGAACAAAAAACTTCACGTGCGAGTCAAACTAAAGCTAAAACAGCTAAAAAAGTAGTATGGACTCCACCCTCATCTCTCGATGCACCGAATGCGCCGGCTGGTTACCGACATAGATGGATAAGACATGAAGTCATGGGCTTTGATGATTCAAAGAATATGGCGGCTATGATAAGATCAGGATATGAGCTCGTAAGAGCTGATGAATATCCAGATGAAGATTATCCAGTTATGAAGGAAGGCAAATACGCAGGAATGATCGGAGTAGGAGGCCTAGTGCTGGCTAGGATACCAGAAGAAATCGCAAAGGCTCGTCAAGATTATTTTGACAAGCAAAATGAAGCTAAAGAAGAAGCGATCAAACACGATATTCTGAAGGAACAGCACCCAAGTATGCCAATCTCACAAGAAAGGCAGACTCGTGTAACCTTCGGTGGTACAAAGAAAAACTAAATTTTTTAGTAATTCCTAACCAACGAAATTTAACTAACCGTAGACTACGTAGAGTAGTTTACAAAAGGAGCGAACTATGGCAAATGCAAGTACAACTGGATTTGGTCTAAGAACTGTCATGAATGTTGGAAATACTCCAGCAACTTCAGGACAATCTGAATATCAAATACAAACTGCGCCTGGTGTAGCAACTAATAAAGGTGACCCCATGTCTACTCAAGACTCTGGTGGAACCCAAGGCTATCAACAGGATGCATCCTTTACTACTACAGATGACGGTGGCTTAGGTGGAACTTCTTGGACAACAGCAAGTTCAGCCTTAATAACAGGCGTTTTCAACGGAGCATTCTTTATAGATGCTAACGGAAAACCAACCTTTGCTAATAACATCGTAGCATCCCAAACAACGTCGACCGACTACAACACAGGAAGTGCTGTCATTACGTGTTTTATAAATGACAATCCATTCCAAGAATATTGTGTTAAAGCGGACGCATTGGTGGGAGCGAGTGAAGCGGCAGCGCAAGTCCTTATGGCAGCGCAGTTACTTAACTATAATACTAACAACTATACAGCAACAGATAACGCGAGTGGTCAATCAATTACTACTCTAGATATTGGATCTGCTGCATCAACTAGTATGTTCAAAATTGTAAGATCAGCAAATGATCCGGTAAATAAAGACCTAACGGTCGCCGGAGCAAATCTTATCGTAGCAATTGCGGGCGATTCTGGTTTGTATACTTAAACAATCTAAATAGGAGATAAATAAACATGGCAATATCAAGAGCACAGCTAGTTAAAGAACTAGAGCCAGGTCTAAATGCACTATTTGGACTTGAGTATAAACAATATGTAAACGAAGCAGCTGAAATATTTGATACAGAAAACTCTGACAGAGCTTTTGAAGAAGAAGTAATGTTAGCAGGTTTCGCAAATGCAGCTGTAAAACCTGAAGGTCAAGGCGTCACTTTCGACAGTGCGCAAGAAACTTTCACAGCTCGTTATACTAACGAAACAATCGCACTTGCGTTCGCGATCACTGAAGAAGCGATCGAGGACAACTTGTACGATAGACTTGCAAGCAGATACACAAAAGCTTTAGCAAGATCTATGGCTAATACAAAACAAGTTAAAGGCGCGGCTGTTTTAAATAACGGGTTCAATTCCAGCTACGCAGGTGGGGATGGTAAAGAACTATTTGCTACAGACCACCCAACTTTAGCAGGGACTTTTTCAAATGAATTAGCTACAGCAGCTGATTTAAATGAAACATCTTTAGAACAAGCATTGATTGACATTGCTGCGTTCACTGATGAAAGAGGTCTAAAAATTGCAGCTAGAGGAATGAAATTAGTAATTCCTTCTGCGCTACAATTTACTGCTGAAAGACTGATGAAGTCTAAAGGTAGAGTTGGAACAGCAGATAATGACATCAATGCGATCAATAATATGGGCGCAGTGCCGGAAGGTTATGTAGTTAATCACTATTTAACTGATACGTCTAAATGGTTCATTAAAACTGATGTTCCTAATGGATTGAAACATTTCACTAGAGCTCCATTGAAAACTTCAATGGAAGGTGATTTCGATACTGGTAATGTAAGGTACAAAGCTAGAGAGAGATACGTTTTCGGATTCTCTGACCCTAGAGGTGCTTTCGGATCAGACATATAATAAATAATTAATTAGGGGCGGAACACAATTCCGCCCCTTTTTTTATGCAAGGTGTAAAAATGAAGAAATTCCTCGTACAAATATGGGCTTTTAACTATCACGCTAAATTTGAAGTTTTAGCTGAAGATAGTGCTGAATCCATTGAAAAATCAGTCCTTGACAAGCTGGGAGAAAAGAGTGTAAAATGGGACTATCTCGGAGAGAAGACTTTAGATCCCCGAGTTAAGCGCATTACCTACGAGGAGGTTAATGATGACCCAAGACCTATACAATACGAAGAAGTACTTGGAACTAGAGTGGCAACAAGAGCACCTGAAAGACGGGAAGCATAATATCAGGATGATTGAAATTAATAAAAAAATTCAAGAAATTATTAAAGAGATCATTGCCAAAGAATTTGAAGAGGATACTCTTCAAACTAAAATTATAGACGCCAAGCCTGAAGTTTCGATAGCCACTTAAGCGTTATCAAAAATCATACATTTACCCAGGGATACCTTGCGCTCTACGCAAATTTCATATATATTTTAAGTACTATACATTTTATTAATAGATCTGGACGAGTATAGTCGACGGCCTAGAGGCTAGATCTTATAAACTAGGAGGATAATATGGGCACAACTACATTTTCCGGACCAATTAAAGCCGGATCAGTAAGAGAAGGTGCAAGCGCAAATGCAGGTTTTGTCACAATGGCACAATCGGCAGCTTGGACTCAGACAGCAGCAGCAGCTGCAAGTACAGGAATGATTATTCCTGCCAACAGTCAAATCACATCCATCACTTTGTATATTACTACTGCACCCGCTGCAGCTAATATGAGTATGGGAACGAGTTCAACTTCAACTGAATTGTTTTCTGCTTTAGCTGTTGGAACAGCAGCAGATGTAATAAAACTTGGAACGAGTGGTACAATTACAGATATGGATGCTTGGACTGATGTTGGAACTTCTGATGTTACACTTTATGTGATTTCATCTGGAGCCGGTACGTCTGGCCGTGGGATTATAACTGTAGAATATATACAGAATAATAATCTTGCGTAATAAATAATTAGTGAGCTCCTTCGGGAGCTCACAAACAATTAATAAGGAGATAAATTATGGCAGGTGGCGGATCATTTACAAGTGACCAAACAACCTTAAATACAGCTACCACTAGTGCAAGCGTACTACGAGCGGCTAGAAGTAGAGTTACCTCTATTCAAGGTAGAGGAGAAGCAGGTTCTGTTTTACTTTTACACGATGTGGCTTCTGCAAGTGATGCAGCAGCAGGTAATTTAAAAGCTACTTATCGATGGGAAACAGAAGGCATACAACTTTATGTTCCTGGATCGGGTATCTTATTTAAAAATGGGGTTTGTGCTACTTTAACTCAAACGGCTGGAGTAGACGGAAGCGTCACATTAACGATTACTGGCGCGTAAGGAGGATAAATGGCTACTTCGGGAACTACAGCCTTTAACCCTTCAATTGATGAGATTATTGAAGAAGCGTACGAAAGAACGAATGTACGCGGAACTCGAACAGGTTATCAATTAAGAAGTGCTAGGCGTTCATTAAATATTCTATTGGCCGAATGGGGCAATCGAGGAGTTAATCTTTGGAAAGTTAAATTAGGAAGTGTCCCTTTAGTTGAGGGGCAAGCAGAATATAATTATCCTAATGATAATACAAATTTTCCAACTGACCTAAGTGATATATTAGAAGTTTATGTCAGAAACAATACAACAACTACAGCTCCTGTAGACACAGCTTTAGATAAAATAGGGAGATCTACTTATTCAGCTTTACCAAATAAATTAGCAAAAGGAACTCCTTCACAGTATTATATGCAAAGACAAGCATATGTATATAATGCAGCCGGAGCGATAACCGCTTCTCCAAATTTATTTTTATATACAACACCTAGTTCTAGTTTTTCCGGAGCAAGTTATCTTGTTCAGTTTTATTATATGGGAAAAATAGAAGATGTAGGTGCTTATACAAATACGTCCGATACAATATTTAGATTTTATCCAGCTTTAATTTCAGGATTAGCTTATTATTTAAGTATGAAATATTCACCCGAGCAAACACCAGCTTTAAAATTAATTTATGAAGATGAAATGCTTAGGGCAATGCAAGCAGATGGTGAACAAACATCAGTTTATATTACACCACAAACATTTTATGGGGATGGAGTATAATGGCCGGAGTTTTTGCTAGAGGTAGAAGATCAATGGCTATTTCTGATAGATCAGGAATGGCATTTCCATACACAGAAATGGTTAAAGAATGGAATGGTTTTTTAGTTCATTATTCAGAATATGAACCCAAACAACCTCAATTAGATCCACGTTTCCATGGCGGAGATCCGCAAGCCTTAAGAAATGCAAGACCTCAACCTGCAGCTAAGACAAGTTTAATTATGTTAAGTAATAATCCTTTTGAAACTATTAAATATGGAGGAAGTACTTTTGTAAATGTTTATTCAATTGATCATAAAAGATCAACTGGTGATACAGTAAGATTTAGAGGACCTCCGGCAGTAACAGCAGAAGGTTCAGGAGGAGCGGATACAAAAAATTTACAACAGTTTATATCTGTACCTACATTTGATAATGTAAGTGATATTGGCGCGGCAGCTGGATTTACAATTACAGTTGGAAAGAAAAATTCAGATGGTAGTGTAACAACTACGGCAGGCACTTTAGGTGAGCCGGAAAATTATTTTTATTTTACAAGTGGTGATACAGCAACAAATGGAAGTACAAATGGAGGCGGTGATTATTGTTCAGCAGGACCTGTAACATTATCAGTCGTAAACGCATAATATGGCATATAGTTTATCAAATTTACAAACCGATATTAGAAATTATACAGAAGTTGGAAGCACTGTTCTTAGTGATAGTGTTTTAGAAAGACTCATTAAAAACGCCGAACATACTATTTTTAGAGCGGTTGACGTAGATGATGAAAGATTTTATTCTACTTCAAACTGTATTATTGGAAATAGATACGTGAGTGTTCCGGCTGATTGTCGAGTCATTAGATATGTTCAATTATTAAATGATAATGTGAGTCCTAATATTCAAGTTTTTTTAGAACAAAGAGATACCAGTTTTATGGCGGAATATTATAATATCCCCTCAACTGCGTCTACTTCTCTTCCTAAATATTGGGCTAATTGGGATGAAAATTATTGGGTAGTTGCACCTACTCCTGATACAGCTTATGAAATTACTATGGCTTTTAATAAAGAACCTGTCAGTCTTACAGATGCTACCAAATCTACTTCGGGAACTTACATATCTAATAAATATCCTGATTTACTTTTGTATGCATCTCTGGTAAATACATATGGATACTTGAAAGGTCCGCAGGATATGTTACAATATTATAAAGCGGCCTATAAAGAAGCTTTAGAATCGTATGCGATCGAACAAATCGGTCTAAGACGCAGAAGCGAATATGGCGATGGAGTCATTCGCGCTCAAATAATCTCAAAATCTCCATCGAGTAATTAATTATTAAGGAGATAAAAAAATATGGCAAACGTAATACCTTATGCATTTCGGGGAGAATTATTCACCGGAACACACAATTTTGCATCTGGAGGAGATCAGTTTAAATTAGCACTTTACACTGCTAATCCTTATGATACTTCAAGCACTGTTTATGTAACAACGGATGAAGTAAGTTCAGCTGGTGGTACAAATTATACAGCTGCTGGAAATGATTTAGGTAGTAATGCAGTTGTTTATGCAACAGCTGTTGCATCTTGTGATTTTGCAGATACCTCATGGACATCGGCAACGATTACCGCAGCTTTTGGAGTAATCTTTAATGATGATAAATCAGATAAAGTATGTGTGGTTTTAGATTTTGGTGGAAGTAAAAGTTGTACTAATGGTACATTTACAATTTCTTTTCCTAGTGCAACTACAGCGGCAGATGCTATCATAAGCATGGCTTAAGGAAA